CGTGCCGCGCGCCCCGGACGCCTCGAAGCTTATCCTCGAATTCGTTGGGTCACAATCTCCGCGGTTCTCAAACATAAAGGTGACGTGTCGCACTATCGCCGCCCTAGCCATGTCCGCGCAAGCGTGGGGCTTGGTGAGGAATACGAAGCGGACGGCGTGTTCTACGTCGTCGTCTTGATCGGTGGGCCAGTCTTGATCTGACTGGAGTAGGACCTCGCCGCCTTGGGTGTAGCGTTTGAGATAGTAGACCGACGGAGACACCGTAGAGAAGACGCCGGAGACCAACCGGCCCACTGAGGTGATCGAGTCGACCGGGTCACGCCGAAGCAAGACGCGCGGGCAAAACTCATCCATGAGGAGCGTCCAGGTGTTGGCCCGAATCTCTCTCCCGCCGAGATACTTCTCTACGTCCTGTGTCGAAGCGTTGAGCAAGAGCGTTAGGAAGTCGTCGTCCGGATGTTCTCCGGGTGATAGCTTGAGGCTCGCCTTCATCTCGGCTAATCCGACGGGGAGTTCTCCGACGTCGGTGTTGAGGTCGACCAACTCATAGAACTGTTGGACCACGGCACGGCTCGCGACGGGGGGCATGACTCAGCCCTCGGGCTCGTCGTCGTTGCCCTCGTCGCTTGACCAAGAAAGGTCGCCGATCGTCTTCTTCTTTTTCCGGCTTTTCTTCTTCCGTTGGGGGGCCTTGCTCTCGGCTTTGGGGACCACCGCTTCGGCGACGTGCTCGTTGTCCTCAAGGGCGGCCTTCTCGCGCTCGGCCGCGTTGGGGTCTACAATTTGGGCAACCCCCCGCATCGTCAACCTAACCGCCAAGTCCGCGCTCACCTCGACAACCGCGCCGTCGTGCGGAACGTAGACGTGGGGGAGCTTGGTGTTGGGCTCGGCCTGAAAGCCGCCTTCCGGCGCTTTGATGAACTTGATCCAGGTCTTCCCCTGGGGGTAGTCTTTTTCTGCCACGGCGGGTCCTTTGTTGTGGGGGTGCGGGGGAGAAGAGACGGGAGCCCAGGAGCGCGCTATCGCCTCCCACGACGACGATCGCGAGCTTTAGGTCCTAGGGCTCCCGCCGGAAGTTTCCGCCTCTTAGGCCGTCTTCTGTTCAGCCGCAGGCTCGCTCCGGGAATGACCCTGTACGCCATGCCACGAGAATACGCCCCCCGAGGTCGTGCCGGTGCTCACCAAGGAGCACCGCTGGAATCTCTTCTTCGCGATGACGCCGATCCGGACGATAGTCGCGTCGTCCGCAGCGAACGCGAAGTCCCAGTCGGCGATCACTCCGCCGATGATGTCGGCATCCGCCACCGTGGTCTCCCCGGTGAAGTCGGTGTCGCTCTCCTCCAGGAGGACTTGGTAGTCGCCGTCGGTGATGACGCCGGCCTCGATGACCCACGTCAAAGAACTGAAATTCTTGGTGTCGACGGTCGCTCCGTCTGTAGTGGTGTCGGATGAGATGACCACGGGCCGAAGCCCTCCGGCCGCCTGGAACGAACCCACGCTTTCGTATTCAAGTGCCATGTTTTTCTCCTAATCGCCGGGGGCCTCTCGCCCCCGGCTAAGGGGTTCTGTTCAGTGCTCAGGATTCCAGCTTCAGGAGCTTGAGCGGTTCGGCCAACGTGACCTGGGCGGTGTTCCATCGGTGCATCGTGAACTCGACGGTCGCCGTCTTCTTGAGGGTCACGTCGTCCCGGATGATGGCAAGGCCGGTCCTATCAACGATCGTGTAACCCCTGCGGAAGTCTCCGAACGCAATCGGGAACGCGTCGGATGCAATGTCGGGCATCGAGTTGGCGAGGATGTACCGGAAGCCCAAGAGTTGCTGGTCGGCCGGTCCGCCTAGTCCAGGCTGCCAAAGGAACTCCCCGCCCGCGTCTCCTACGGCCGCGACTCCCCCGCGGAACTTGCGAATTCTCGCCAGCGTTCGGCGGTTCATCACGAAGACCGGGTCGTAGCCGACCTTGAGGTCCGATGTCAGGTCAATAAGATTCTCTAGTGTGAAGTCGGCCGCCGCACCGGAAGCGCGGTAACCGCTCGGGTTGGCGACGCTCTCGATGGTGGTCAACGTGGCGTTCTGGGTGAAGCCGGCGGGCTCCTTCACACCCGTCCCGGTTACAAAGCCCTGCCCTTCGCCGAAGGCGAAAGCCTCGCCAGAGTCCCCGAGGATCTCGGACTCCATGTCGAAAGCGCCATCCTGGAGCATATCCAACGTGACCGGGGTCGTGAAGGTTTGCCGGAAGGGGGTCACCATCTCGTTGATGTAGCCGGACGCCGAGTCGGTTCCGGTCTCGGCTTCGGCCTCATACGCCGCCACGGGGATCGAGTCCCGGATCGGGAGATTGATCGCCTTCCCCTGGATCGTTCGGACACGAGCGATCGAGCGGATAGGGTCCACTTCCGTGATCTTCTTCACGATGACCGAGTCTAGCTCCTCGGGCACGAGGTAACCGCCGTCTCCGTTGATGTCTGTTCGGAGGAGAGCCTTCTGCTCTGTAGATACTTCGACCTTCCCGTTCTGTGTTTGGAGGAATCCTTCGCCCGCGCGTGACCACGCGTTGAGAGCTTTGTATTCATCGCCCTCTCGGTAGGCGTGAGGATCGTCCGCGGTTTGATGGGCGTGGCGAGTTGCCAGCTCCAGCTCCAGAGCATCGACCCGTTCCCGGGCTTCGGCGTGCGTTGCTCCCGCCTTCTCCATTTTTTCTTTCAACTCGGAGAAGTCTTCTCGGAGGTTCTTCGCCTCTTCTTGTGCTCGGATGATCGGCTGGGTGAACTTCTCCTCGTAGTCGGAGAGGAAGTCGTTGATCCGATCCATCTTCTCGGAATCGGGTCGTCCCGCTTTCACTTCGTGACGAAGCTCTTCGACGGCTTCGTTGACCTTCTGGAGGTCTGCGTCCATGATATTGGACTCCTTGGGCTTGGGGTTGTCGTTCGTTTGTATTCCAAAGAATCGACATCACGCCGACCCAAGGAGCTATTAAGTAACGTCGCGCTACTTGGACTCCGTTAGCTCTCGCTTGGCTTGCTCCAGGTTGTGAAGTATCCGCCCGATAGCCTTCGCATCGTATCGGGGGCCATCCCCCTTTGTCAAACGAGACGCTAGCACCTTGGCCGCTCCCTTGCTAAAGCGGACGCCAGACGCTAGGGCGCGTTCCACATCGGCGGCCTTCCATTCGCGGACCTCGGCGGCGGCATAGAACTTCCTCTGGTGATCCGGGAAAGGCGAAGGGACTCCCATTTTAGCGAAATACCGTTCAAGATGTTCCACCAACTCAGAGGTTCCGTCCCGGTCGAGTAGTTGGTCGGCCGCCTTCTTGAGGGCGGCTGGCACGGCGGTAAGTTTACCATCGACCACGTCCGCGATTTGGAGATCAAAAGCCTCATCCGTTGCGTTCTTCTCTTGAACGAACGCGCTCTTCAGCTCGAAGCCGCCTAGGTCGACATACCCGTCAACCCGGGAGCGCGCGGCGACCTCGTCCCACGGGTGGTCAATCGGTGCGATTGGAAGGTCAACGAACGGGGTGGACTTGAACCCCAGGATTGTGGCGCCCCTGTTGGCGGGCTCGTCAACAACGGACCCCTCCCAAAGGGTGGCCTTTGAGATGACGCGGACCCCTTCAACGATGTCGTCCCTCAATGCGGAGAAGCCCACGCTCATGTCTACCAGGACGCCTTGCTTGATGAGTTCCCAGGATTCCCGCCCGTCTTGTCGACCGAGATTGATCTCCCCCACGGCGAAGAGCCCGGCTTCGGTTTCGGACACGGTCTCAATCGGGAAGCCGCCCATCGTGCGGCCGTGTTGGTCCTTGAGTCTAACCTGTCGTCTATCGCGAGAGCGGTGCTCTTCGATCGACTCGGCGAACGCGCCGCGCTCGAATCTATCCGGGATCCCATACTTCCCCCCGGTGTCTATGTCCCAGGTTGCTATGAGCACCTCGATAACCCCCAAGCGGACAGGGCCGGCGGGGGTGTCGCGCGTGACCTCCTTACGGTCGACGACGTGCCCCCCGAGTTGCTTCACCTCCATAGGGGGGAAGTGGCTATCGTGATCCGTGAAGGTGTGGACGTGACCATCCCCTTCGGAGGTCGTCGGTGTCTTGGCCTTCTTTTCCATGCTTCGCACTGTAGCCTACTCCTTCTCGTCTTCGTCGTCGCCCGCTTCGGCCCCGTCGGGGGTGTTCTGCGGCGTCTCGGGATCGGTGTCGGGGATGTCACTCGCGCCGCCCAGAACGGGTTCCACGATATTGGGGTCGTTGTCGTCGGTGAAGAGGTCGGTCCCTATAGGAACAAGCGTAGCGTTTTGGTAGAGTTCGTCCCCTCCCTCGATCTGTTCGCGGCCGATGCTGGCCCGGAGTTCGTTGATGGTTTCGAGGTTCATCTCGCGGCGCTTCTTGAGTTCCGCATTCCGGCGCACGACCAGAGCCGTGACCGAGTCCTGGATCGGGACGAGCTTCGTTTCTTTCGGGTTTAGGTCGTAGCGCGGGAGAAGAAGCGCTCCGATACCCCCGAGGATTCTGTTCGCAAGC